ATATTGCCATTCCACTCTTCCCAAGTCATATAGTCTGGGATAAACGGGAAAAACGGTTGGGTCGACATTAAGGCCTTTCGTCCCCATATTCAGCGGTAATGAGAATGCGTCCCATTTCGTAATTGCCACCAAGGGTATTAGAGCTAAACTGCAAACTCATTTCCCTGTGTTCTACCCGCATATCAATTTTACCGGTATCTGGAGCAAAGGTAAAGGGGCCAGAATCTTCTGAACTGCTTTGAGCAAATTTATAGCCCACAATTGTTAAAGTCATATCACCAGCTTGCACAAAGTCTGGCTCTAAGCGACGTAAATGCATCCGACGGTTTGCGCCACTAGAAGTATCTTGTGATGGATCACCACCAACCCAACTAATATCACAAGTTGTAAAACTGGAACTGACAGCTGTTTCACCAAAAAATGAAATCTTATTGTACCCAAATTCATGTTGCCAAATGGGATACCCGCCAGAAATAATAAATGCTGTAGCACCAACCGCAGGCGTTGGGCTAAGAACTGGAGATACAGTTATTAATGTGGCGTCATACGTTAAACTGTATGATGCGTTTGTTATTAAATATACTGGTTTACCAGTAGTGTTGTTAAAACACGTATATGTTCCAATGGCAAACAAAGTGGTTTGATTGCCACTTAAATAAAATTGGTTTGTTGCCGGTGCTGGTGCACCACTTGGGGTTGCAATAACATAGCTTGGCACACTGTAAGAAACTTCATAATTCCAATCAGCCCAAATTGGCGTTGGGAAAATCTCTGTGGTCCAACCGGCAGAACGTTGCGCGCCGACCGCTTGACCGGCATCGTACCAGATTTTATCTTTAACGTTGTAGATAATTGCATCAGTACATTCTGTTGCATCACCTCTAGGATAAAAGAACCAAATCTCGTTATAGCGCGGAACCTTGGTGGCCCATACTTTTTGGCGTTGTGTAAAGTTAATGTTATCAAATAGCCAGTTTACGTTTTTATCATTTGGCAGAACACTTACTTGACCGTTATAAACATAAAAACGATCAACGCCCATCCAGTAATACGCGCCGTCCATCTCAACAAAACAACTAGATGACATGGTGGAGATTTGGCTAGAAATAATATCGTAACGCCAGTACAATGGCGCTGTGCCAGTAAACGTTACGCGAATCAAACTGTCTGTTGCCCAAAACAAACCCGCTGGTGAATTAGTACCACCGCGCATTGGAATGCCTTTAACAACCTTACTAGAAGCCATATTGACTTGGTTGGCGGTTGCGCCATTCCAGTCAGTTAAAGTTTGTGATCCGTATGTAGTCTCAACGTGGTTGTTTGCAATATAGCCGTTTGAACCATACACAAAAATGTAAGGATACAGAACACAAACACCACCGTCTACAGAGATTGGTCGATTGGTTGGGTTTTGGCCTGTAGTATCTGCCAATCCAATAAAGTTCCAAACACCAGGAGAAGACGGCTCGATGTTACCATACATCACTTGAGTCGGTATGCCGTTATCAATATTAGATAAATTTAACCCTGGATGCGCTAAAACTTTAAGTTCTCCGCCAACGGGGGAATACTGTAAGTCAAACTGCCACAGATTACGGGAATCTGGTGTAAATGCGCTTGACAAGTTTGCTGAAAAAGGCCCCGTTCCAACACCGAATGTGGTGCCGGTGGTAAATACGTCAATGCCTGAAGATATGCCAGAAAAAACGTAATTTATACCGTTAAATGCATTAGCAACCATACCGCGTGAAATACCATTGAACGTGCCAAACAATTGTTTGTAGCCGCCCATTTTCTTTGGCGTGCCACGTTGGAATCGACACCACACACCATCGCTGTATTCACGTGCTTCAAAGCGTGTACCATCGCGTTTAATCCCTGGCTGTACCGCCAAAGTATAAACAAGATTATATTGATCGGGTAATTGTTGATCCGCCATTAAAACGATCCGCCAGAAATCAAACTTGCATTAAATATTGCTGGTGTACTAACAATTGGGTTAGAAGGATTAGAGTTGTTAAGGCTTAACATTTCAACGCTATTTGCTGTAAGTCCCAAAATGCCAACACCTTGTAAATACATACCAGTTGTGGTGTCATTGGTAAAAGTAAAGGATGGCGCGCCAGCGGAACCATTTTGACCATAAAAATTGTTAACAGCAACTTGGGTTAAAACATAAATAAAATTACCATCACAAAGAACGGTTGCTGCGGTTCCATTAGGAATAATTACCGGAGTTTGAGAACTTCCAGAAATTTGAAATGACAGATTGTATGCTGATGTACCGGTTGAATTGAGAATAACATATAATTGCGTTGTTCCCGGCAATAATACTTTTAAATCGGTTGTTCGAGTACCAGACAAAGCAACGTATGTTTGAATGGTTGGGGCAAAAGAAACCAAACTAAACGTAGCACCACTGATAGAATCAACGTCATAGTTTGCTGAAGATAGCGTAACGTTAGATGGAGAAGACCCGCCAACAGTAAAAAAGTCACCGGTGTCTTGCTTAAATATAATGTACCCAGAATTACCTGGGGGAGCGGTCAAAGAACCCGTAGCATTAATTTGAGAACCACTAGGAGGCGTAATGGCCAAATTGCCAGAACCATTGTTTCTGTAAGCAATAAACCAACCAGCATTTAATCCAGAAACTGCGGGTAATGTTAATGTGCCGTTACCTGCAGTCCAAACATATGTGGTTGCGCGGTTAGCTTCAGTTAGCGTTGGAGTTGCGCTGATTTCAACAATATTATCTGTAACTGCCAGTTTGCCAGCAATTGCTGCCAAACCCGGACCTGCCAATGATGCGGCATCTGCTGAAGAAGACCCTGCGCCAAAAGTAATATTTTGCCAAACACCTGCAGGAGTTGTATTATCGGACAAATAGAAGTATTTAACTTCTCCAACACCTACGGTTGCAGATAGATTGCCGGTAAAATCTTTAACGTAAAATGGTTCTGCGCCCATGTTACGGATAAAGATATCAGTACCAACAGAACCCTGGGTTGCATCTGGCAATAGAATGCTAAAACCAATGCCTAACGCAACGCAATCCATAATACGAGCAGCCGGAACTTGGGTTGGGTTAACAACCAAAGGCCAATACAACTGAACGTCTGAGCTAAAATTTAACTCAAAGTAAGTGACATCAGTTTGTTGGACAACGTCGCCAGTAAATGGTGATACGTATGACATGGATTAATCTTTTAACCTTTATGGGTTTTACGGCTCAATTACTGCAGTATTTCTATCGATACGACGCAACTGATCTTCTGTTTTGAGCGCGGTTAAACAATCTTGATAGTATTGTTTCCAAACTGGTAGTTTGTCCAGCGCTTTTAAATAACCTTGTGCTTGTAATAGCGTGCCAAATAACATGGCTTGGGGCGCAACTTGAGTAAACAAATTCGTTTGGTTAGTTGAGTCCAAAGGTTGTACCAAGCTGTAATAAATAATTTCTACTGGATACTCTTGGTCTGGAATGGGAGCAAAGTTCCAGTTGTTATAGTCATACTCAGAATAGTAGAGTGGACGACTTGGAGTAGATTCACTTTGATATTGCGCCACATAATCTTGTGAGCGCAATAATATTGGCTTACCATTAATTTTCATGGAGATGGTTTTTCTCCAGCGAGTTGGTTTAACCAAAATATCCTGCGCAGCAGCCAAAGTAGTTTCCACTACTACTAATTGGAGAAGTGACTTTAACTCTGCAGCAATAGCAGACTCTGCCAAACCAATCAATGAAGGGATTTGCGCAATAAAACCAGCGTCATCACGCTCCATGTAGGTGATAACATCAGCTACAAGGTTATCATAGGTTTGAACGTATGCTGAGGTCATCGTGTGTAGTAGCTAATGTTAGGTTGGAAGTAAATAGGTGACTTATCGCGGTCTTCTTCAGACGCTTGCATAAATAACTTTTCTGCTTGTTGTTCTAAATATCCCACACGAGTCATATCAATATTAGGCAATTGCAAAGACAATTTGTGTGATAGGGAAGCTTGTACGGAAGCAATCCAACGATCTGGAACATAAATTTGATTTGTCAATGAACCAACATCTTGCATCTGTACTTCTACAACTAACTGGAACATCTGAAAATCGTTATTGGGAACGGGCCATAAATACATAGACGGATCAATAGTACGATCAAACCAATACTGCAAAGAACGCTGGCTTGGAAATTGTTTGTTTGGTAGATTCCAATAATCATCGCGGTTTAGACGCGCTAATGGGATGACTTGTTGACTGGTTGAAAATACAATCTCACGAATCTCAAATGAAGTCAGTACTGTTTCACGTAAACGGTAAAACAAATGTGGCTCAGTGATGGCAATATTAAAATATGCCCACTCGCGGTCGTTTAGCGTTGTGGCAGGTAATTGTTCTTTTAGTTTCCAAGTAATGCCATCGTCACTATACTCATACGCAAAATTGTAGGTTACTGAACCTGCGTTTGAATATGCATTAAAACCAACGTAATAAACGCTTTGTTTTTGTTGGTATTGAATGCCAAAATAGTTTTCACCGCTAGTAGAAGTAGCTGGTGTATCTAAGCTTTGGTCAAAAGCAGCGGGTGATTGGGGGTTGTCTAAAGGCAAATACTCAGCAGCTTGGGTATTAATAACATACACCCAGTTTGCTTCTCTAACATCAATCGTTGTTGCTGGAAGCACCAATTGTTGCTGTTGAGTTAACGCACCGTATAATTGGTTTTCTAACAACCACAAATTTACACCGCGGTTAGATAGATTCTGTAAATTATAAAAAAGTGCTTGTTTAGCTGCGTCAATATATTCAGGCGTAATTTCTTCTGCCGTTTTACCAGCGTCACGAAATGCGTATGAAATTAATTGGTCAACATTGATTTTTGTTTGGCCAGTAGTGCCTGAATAAGCCATTTAGCGTCCTCTGCCAGCTGCTCGCTTGGTTACGGTTTTTGGTAGATTTGGTTTGGCTTTACCCGCTTTAACAAACTCTTTGCCAACCTTTTTAGGTATACCGAGGGTAGACTTACCAGCCGCCGCAGCGTACATGGCTTTCATTTGTTGTTTGGATTCCATTGGCATTATTTTTTACCTCGTTTAACTTTACCGCCCCGTTTGTATGCACGTTGTGACGGAGTCACAATGACATCGGGTCCCAGTTTACGTTGCAATTCTGCTGCAGCGTCTTCCATTCTAGATGAGCGGCGTGGCGCCATTTCTGCAGGTGCGCTAGACTTATTGCTAAAGTAATTTGCAATTCGAGTCATCGTTGCTGCAGGTTGTTGCTCTGGAGTTGGATTGACCGGAACGCCTTCCCGTTGCATTCTGCGAGATTCGGCTTGGGTTTGTTCCAATGTGTTGCTAACAGCACCGCCGTCAGCATATTTCTTAACCTTGCCGCCACCACAGTAATGTGAGCCAGAAGCGCTCATTTTGGTGTTTTGTTTAAAGTCTTTCATTAGCAGACCTTACCACCGCGCTTACGAGCAATGTTTTGCATACCAGGTTGACCAACCGGTGCTGTTGGTGCAGCAGCTGGGGTAGAGATACCTGCAGCAGCAGGGCTTTGATTAATCAATTGACTTTGCATTGCAGGACCTAAAGTCATTGCGCGCTTCATTTTTTCCATGGCGCGTTGTTGATCTAAAGCCATTAAACGACGTTCTACATCGCTAACGGCGCCTTGACCAGTCATACCACCATCTGCCATCTTTTTAACCATGCCGCCTTTTTTGTACTTGTTTGGGCCGCCTTTAGCGCCTGATGGAGTAGCTGCTGTTTTGGCATCTTCAGATACTTTTTTAACTTTAGAAGAACCGGAAGGCATTTTGTTTGTTTTAGCAACATCGCTGCCGGCAAATGCAGGTCGCTCAGATCCCTTGGATGGAGCGGCTGCTTTGGCAGGTTTGATTTCTTTGGTTTTTTGGATATTGCTGATGTCGCCAGATTTTTTCTTGGCTTCATAGACGTTGGTGACAGAGCCGCCGGCTTTGTATTTTTTGACTGTACCGCAATCTTTTTTAGCGCGGCCACCTTTTTTGAGTTTGGACAGATCGGTGTGCTCACCCTTATGCTCTTGGCTGTCATGCATCTTAAATGCTTTTTTGATAATCTGCTTATCTTGGTTGATGTCAGCAGCTACTTCTTCTTTGTGCTCTTTGCGGGTTTCGTACTTTACTTGACCGCCTTCTTTAAAGCACTGCATTTTAGGGTTTTGTTTAAAGCCGTCCATGGGGGTTCCTCGAGGTTGTGGGGGTTTGGGATGATCAATTCCCATATATCTACTAATGCATAAAATGAGGCGTTTACGCCCCTAAAAATAACGCTCTTTCGCGTTCTCTGCGTTTTTGGAGCACTTCTGGCTTGTTCCACATCAAAATGGCATCTGCTGCACCTTGGTAGTCGTTTTCGTTCAATTTACGAACTACGGTAGACTTAGCAAAGTTAGTTCCTCCAATATTAAAACAAAGGCTGTATAGGGCGTCAAATTGGTTCTGGGTAAGGGGCACCTTAACGGAACTCTCAACGGCGTGGCTGCACCACTCTAAATCTTTTCTAAGTAGGTCTTCTACCTGCGCATCGGTCAATACGGCGCTTAATAGTTCTTTTTCGCTGTCTTTAATCAGATGGCCTACGCCAATCGTCCAAAGTCCCTTAGTGTCTTTATACGCCTTATTGCGAGCACCCTCTTCTTTGGTAATAAAGTCTAATGTTGATTTTGCAATTGCCATAAGATTTTCTTCAATTTTGGTGTATTTATCGGTAAAATGGATGACGGCTGCAATGCCTAACACCCACAAAAGTACTACAATTAGGGTCTTCATTTTGGCTCCTTTCTTTGTGGCATATTACCACATTAGGGGGTCATTTCTCTTTTTTGTTCCATAAATCAAACAAAACTTTAACTTTTTCTTCCAGTACAGCAACTCGATTGTCTGTCTTGGCAAGTACAATTACTAGCGATACAAACGCCAATAAGAGCGGCCAGATTTTAGCTAGGATGTCTAAGGTGTCCATTATTTACTTAATGCGTCGTATTGTTGGTAGCAGGCTGAGAGGCTGGTGCGGAGCTGGTCGGCTCTGGCAGCTTCCCTAATAAGAAATTCTGCATCCTCGGCAGAAAGGGCTCGCCCAGTTCCGTCTTGTCCATTTGCGGTGTCTTGGGCGCGATTGGGACGGCTACGCAACTGGCTAACAGCGTCAAGCAGCTGATTGTTAATAGAAGCAATTTGAGCATCTTTTTCTTTCCTTATTTGGTCAGCGGCGGCTTGGTGTTCTTCTTGGGCTTTTTGGGTGGCAGCCTGTTGTTGCGCCTTATAGCGATCGAATCGAGCAGCTTCCAAAGAGTAGCCAAGATAGCCAGCGCCGCATACGAGTACAACAAGAAGTCCAGCTTTGACATAAAATAGTATTGGTAAGGGAAACATTATTTTGTTGTGGTAATAGTGTCAGTGCCTTTAGTCACTGTTACTTTATCGCCGTCAACAGTAACCGACATTGGGGGTTCTTTATCGGCAAGATGGTCCAATTTTTCAATTAAGTTTTGGATAACCATAAACTCTGGACGCTCTTCTTTTTCAGTAGTGCCCGATACAGCATTCATCATATTGATAATGGCCATAATGGCGCCACCGGCCATACCAATTACTGCGGCAATTTTAGCAGCATCTAAAAAGATACTAGCTGCTACGCTGATCACAATAATGGCGGTAATGTAGGCAAGACCATGTTTACCGATTGATTTACCAGCGACTTCTTTAGCGGTTTCTAATTGTTCATTCATTATTTGTGTTTTCCGGTTCGGCTTTTGATTTCATGGCCACACTAGCACCGCCCGCAGCTGAGACAATGCCAAGCGATTCGGCAAGCTCACGGATGCTGACAGTGTTGTGTAGTACTTCATAGAAGGCTAAGGCAATCACGGCAACCATACTGATGAGCCAAGTAACGCGGCCAATGTCGTAGGTTGCGTTGTCTTTGCCAGTAAGGAGTTGGCGTAGAATTTCGGTCATTGCTTTTCAGTAATGCGATCTAGCTTGTCTTCAATGCGGTGAACGGCTTTGAGAACTTCTTCCCAACGATCTGAAAAATCATCCTTGTGCATGTAGTTCTCAGCAAGGTGGGTACGTAAGTCATGTAGGTCAATTTTAAGAGACTGGACAGCCGTCCAGAGCTCTTTTAAGAACCAACCAATCGCCACAAAAACCAGTGGCAGTATCATGTTAAAAAATGCTTGGAAGTCCATAATTATCCGATAAGGGCTTTGATTTCGTCTTGGGTTAAACCCAATGCGGCTAGTTTTGCAGTAGCAGAAGCCTTTGCGGTTGTTTGTGCTTGTTGTTGCTGTGCTTCAACATTAGGGATGTTTGCAATAGCAACATTTATTTCATCTTCCGTTGGCTTAGGAATGTTTTCATCAAGCCATTCGAGGTCGGCATAAGTATTGCCACGAAGTGTCCATTGAGCGCCCGCTTTTAAATTGTGTAGCGCTTTAACTAGATCGTTAATCAATTTGCCACCTCCATAATAGTTATAACAATAGCATATAAATTAAATGAAACATTTGAATTGGCGGTTCCGCCCAATACATTAAATGCTCTACTTGCGGTTGAAGTATTAGAAGTAGCACATACTAAATTTGCATTTGCTGCAATAGATTGAGCGTACGTTGAAGAATATTGGTAGCTCCAGATATATCCTGTTTGACTAAGATTTGTACCACCAGAAGTTGCTATATTGTAGTACCCGTAAATACCTCCAGCGGGGTATCCTGTAGAAGGGTATAAATAGCAATATGCTGACATGAAAAAATACAATGTTGAGTTTGAACTTGTTGGCGTAAAGTTAAAACTCGAAGCGTTCATTGCAACTGGACCACCCGATGTGGTGGTTGAACCGCTGTCAATATAGTTTTGAACTTTTAATACTGTGCCGGTTGGTAGATAACTTGTTGGCACTTTTCCATTAACTACAGCAGAAGTATTCTGTACCGAACTATCTGGAAAAGTAATAGCACTGCTTGTGCCGTTAATTATGGTACTCATTGTGTTACCTCATCTGCAGGTAGGGGTGTGTTGCCTTCGGCTACCCATTTAAGATATTGCTGGTAGTCTGTGTTGTCAGGATTTGCAGGAATAGCTGTATTGCCATTAAGAATTACTCCAGCAATTTCTTTTCCATCAGGGGACATAAATAATTTATACATATTACAGTTCCGCAGTTAAGGTTATATTATTTGAGCCAGACGTAGGAATTTGTATTCCACACCCATAACCAGTTGCACCAACAGCACCATTTGCAAAATCACACATTCCAGCAGATAAACCAAGATATGATGCTGAAAGAGAAGATATTGCTCCTGTGGCGCCTGGCACATCAATATAAATTGTTCCAGCATAAGCTAATGTTGGTAATGTTCTCATGCTGGGATAAGAAAACCAAATTCTTGCCGAAGTTGTGCTTGTTTGCCTTCCAGAACCAAATCCTTGAAGTCCTATTGCTCCATTATAAATTTGAAAATAACGCTGACACAAAGCCAACTCTTGCTGATACTGACGATATTCAAATCCAGTGGCACTACTTCCTACTTCTAGTTGAACACCAGTAATGTAGAAGGTTGCTCCGTTTGTTCCTACTACGGATGTTGCGCCTGTGGCTGATTGATAGTTTGAGCCAGACCAAGACCCAGCAGTCCCACTATAAGTAGAGCCTACGCCTAATCCAAATATAAGAGTTATTCCTATGCCATTTGTTGTCAGCCATGTTCCTGTTGTATCACCAGCAATGGTTACAGAAATAGTGGTCCAAGTGTTTGCTACTGGAATTGAATAAGTAAATGGATAAGAACGATTAGCAGAAGAATTTTGAATTGCACCGCCAAAAGTTCCTGTCAATGAAGAATACACTTGGAATGACAAGGTAACAGTTTTAGCGTTAGCTGTTCCCCATCCTAAATCATATACATTTAAACCTTCAATATATTGACCAAAAGTAAATACTTCAGAAGCGCCTACTGTATATGCGCTTAAAGAAGTAATGCCAGCATAATTTTTAAAACCAATTGGCGGTGTAACTGAACCAGCATTTTGCTGAACGCTAAATTTAGAAGCGGCTGAACCATAAGCAAACCATCTATCTAAAGTGTATGTGGTTGCCCCTGTATTGGTAATGGTTACACTAGCACCAGCATTTCTTTGGTCAATAACCATCGCACCATTAATAATGCGGTTCTTCATCAAACTAGCATTGCCAGCACCTAATGAAGTATTTGCTACGCTTGTGCCGATTACATCGGCTTGAACTGTTCCGTATGCCATATATTAAGCTCCTGTCGCTGGTTCATCAGCGGGTAAAGGTTCGTTGCCCGCAGCTAGCCAAGCAAGGTATTGCTGGTAGTCGGAATTTGCTGGGTCGAATGGAATAAATGCGTTGTCTGATAAGCGAATAATTGCGTCAACTTTAACGCCATCTCGCAATGGAAATTCTTTATACATAATTAAAGCTCCGAAGATGCGGTTACAGAAATACTAATCATGCTTATTGGCTGACTTGATGCCCAATTACCACCTGATTTTGTGCAAGAAATACCATAGGTATCTACCGAAGCATAAGTAGTTGTATATGATGATATTGCATAAGCGCCGCCACTATTATCATAAGCATTCGCTCCTCCTGTTACAACTACTGTAGGAGAACTTCTTTTTGTTACGTGCCATGAAAAATCAGGACACATTCTATAGGATGGGTTATCGTATATGTTTGGATAAAACCAACAACTTCCTATAGAAGCTGTTTCATAGTAGCGCTGACACAACGCCAATTCAGTACCAATGCTACGAACGTCGAATGATGTTGCCTGTGAGCCTAGTTCGAGCTGGACGCCGGTAAGTTGGAATTGCGCACCATTAATGACGTTATTATTACCGTTATTAAAAATAACTCCAAGGCTTAAAGCATTACTTGGTACAGTAACTGTTAATGATGCTTTTGTCCAAGTTGTAGTATTTGCCAATACTACGGAAGAAATTGATGTTCCATTACCACCATAAACTTTTGCGTTATTTGAGGTATTATACGATACACCAACGTTCCATTGACTTGTCCAGTTAACAGGAACTTTATACCAAAAAGAAACTGTTACTGTTTGCCCAAGTAGATCAACGGAATTAATAGACTCAATGGTTTGAGAGAAATTAATGTTTGTATAAGTTGTTGAATTTGCTTGAATCTGAACGTAATTGTTAAATCCAGCTGGTGGGGATGCTGACAACTGTTGTACTGTATATCCGTTTTGCGCAGATCCGTAAGTATCGGTATACCACCTATCAATTGGATATTGGTTACCACCCGGCGCAACTGAATTTGTACCGTTGTATTGGCTAATAATAAAATTACCATTAATTAAACGGTTCTTAAAACCAAACGTATTAGATGCGTTGATGGTGTTTGGAAAACTAACACCGCTAGAGCTAACAGTTAATCCGGTTGTGCCGTTACCCTGAATCTGTAAGATTCCGCTATTGTCAGCGGTGGTAATTACGCCACCAGCGCCGGAGGTTGTAGCATTGATTGTAGATGCCATAAATTTTCCTTATAAAACTACCCAGCGTTGACCGCTGGAAACTGTTACTGTTGTGCCGGATGTTACGCTAACTGGACCTACCGACATTGCATTAAAGCCTGTGCCAACGGTGTAATTGCTTGTTATTGAATCACTGTTAACCACCAAGCCGTTGGTAGAGACCATTTCTTGTGATTGTAACTCACCGGTAGATGGTTTGTAAAGGTATTTAGCGTTGCTAGTATATATGGTTGTTGGATATCCTGTTGTGGTATCTACAAACAAAGGATATCGGTTTGTTGCTGTACTGGTGTCATTAACAATACTGGCTGAACTGCCATTAGTACCGCTATAACCACTGATGCCTGAGAAACCACTGTAACCACTAATGCCTGAGAAACCGCTATAACCACTAATGCCTGAGAAGCCACTGAAACCTGAGAAACCACTAAAACCAGAAAAGCCAGAAAAACCGCTATATCCACTCACACCACCAGTACCGTTAGCGCCGCTATATCCACTATACCCGCTGACACCATCGGAGCCACTATGGCCACTGTAACCGCTATAACCGCTAATGCCGCTGTAACCACTAAGCCCAGCTAAGTTTTTTACTACGCCAGAGGTATTTTTATAATACAAATACCCATCGGCAATGTTTATTGCCAGTTCACCGGTAGTTAAATTGGCGGCCGAAGGCTGAGCACCCGGTGTGGTGCTGTGATATAGCGATATAGGGGTAAAACCGGTTTGGGCCATATTTTATACCTTGTTTAAATGCTCTAATACTTCTTTTGGTTTTACAAACCGGTCATTTTGGTGCTCTACATATTCCCACCAGAGGAATTGATTTTTTGCTAAATATGACCGGTCTTTTAATAAATTAATATTTTGCGGATGTCCAAAAATCAACGGATCCGAAACACTCCATAGCACAATGCCCGGTTTGCCTTCATCCCAAGCTAAATGCTGAAAAAAACTATCGCAAGATATCCAAGTCCTGCATTCTGCCAACAACTTACGTAACTCACTAATTGGCAGGTTTACTCTAAAATCTGGAACTAACTGCTTTTCTCCACTAATCCCTATTTGTACTATGGGCTCGTTAATGCTAGCAATCAACTCTTCCCAATATGGATAATTTTTTGGGTTTTGTTTACCACTCATTAATGCTTTAGCATATGGTGAAATAATGATCATAGATATAACTTTCTATAAGCATTTTCCAAACTGTCAGTCCACTTCCACTGATCCATTTTGCTGTAAATACTAAACGGCTCTAAATCACCAAATAGCTGGTGTGCTTCGTTTATCGATCTACCGGGAACCACTTCAGGGTAACAACTAAAAACTTCAGCGTTACGGATTGCAGGCAATACATGACTAAATACAATGTGGTCGCCGAGCCCGCAATTAAGAACCACAATGGTTTTGTCACGGTACGCAAGCACATTTCTAAAAATTTGCTCGTCATGATCATACATCTCTTTCTTTGTTTCGCTACGAATCCCACCTTGCGGATTCTTCATATGCCAGGTTACTGCATTTGGCACTGCTAAAATCTGATAACCTTTACGGTGCAAACCGTATGTGAACAAGGTCTCTTCTCTGTGGGCAACACGCGATAACCCAAGATTATAATCACAGATACCAGCGCGATACAAAAAACTGCAGTGTAAATGTTCAACTTCTTTTACTCTTTCAATAACACCCCATTGGATGTTTGGTTCTGAGTCAATGTGGTCAATCAAACCAGTTACCGTACTGGTATTTGGCATATACGGCGGGGTTAATACTGAACCACCAACTGCGCCTATGTTATTACCAATATGCTTTAATAAATTCTCGAGCACATTTGGTTCTGGAACTGCATCATCGTCACAGCGCCAAACCCAATCATAACCAGACCTATTGGCTCGTTGGTGAATGTGGTGCTGACCTTTTTTCTCAGCGAACAGCCATTCCCACTCAATCCCTTTTGCGTCTAACATCTGAAAAAAGTAGCTATAAATCAACTCTTTTCGCATGTCTTGCGGCTCATCGTTATCATCAAAAATGACCAGCTTATCGACTGGGCGCGTTTGATTAATAATTGCGTTTAATACTAATGGCAAGGTGGTAAAGTAACGACCCCTGGTTGCTACAGAACAAAGTATTTTACTCATTGTCCCACCTGCAAATCATCAAGTTACTGGGATTGCTGCCCGACACCGGAACCAAGGTGTCTGATATATCACCATTGTGGCTAATATAATTAAACTTAAATCCCGGAAAGTCCTTTTCAGTCAATCCGTGCAACTTGTGGTGTTCGCCCCAAAAGCCTTTTGGCTCATTATGCGGTACTGTAATCAACAGCCGTTTGCAGTGCTGTTTTAGCTTTTCTACAATCTCTAAGCCGTTATCAAGGTGCTCAATTACTTCAAAGGCGATGATGGTGTCGTAGTCACCTAAAATAAACTGATTAATGTCTCCGCTAACAAATAGGTTGTTAGGTCCGTCCCAGTTTTGCTCTTTGGCAACCTCAACAATAATTGGGTCATAGTCTAACCCAAGGTAGTTAATGTAGTTATTAAAAAACTGCCTACCATAGCCGGTCGAGCAACCAATTTCAAATACACTATTGCCTATAATATTTTTCCGTGCCCATTCGTATCTTTGCGTTTCTCTTGGAAACACTGGATCACCTTTTAGAAACACAGCGCGCTCGTAGTTATTTGACAAGCGCCACTTATACCATTCAAGATTGTATTTCTTTGCTAACTTGAGTTCATTTAGCAAAAAGGTATTATCCCAATTTTGTACCAACTCTGGGTCATGTACCGTACCCTCAGCCTTGTGGTAGATTGGGAACGTACCGTCATCCCAGTTGGCTGCAATTTTGAAGCCTAACTTTTCAGCCTTGTAGCAGAACTCAATGTCTTCACAGCCACCAACACCGTAAGATTCGTTCAGTAAACCAACCTCGTCAAATACTTTTTGGTCAATCATTACACAAAAAAATACAGCAAAACGGCGCTGGGTAATGTGTGAGTACTGCGTCCACACCGCTGAAATATCGCTACCAGTGTCTAGCTTTTCTAACCAATCAAAAGCTAGTATAATTGTGTCGTTATTTAAGAGAACAATCTTATCGCCGTTACAAACCCGAATGCCGTTGTTGGTTGCTTGGGCAAACCCCAGCGGGCTTACATTCCAAACAGTGTGCAGATTTGGCACCGCTGTTTTTAGGTATGTCAAATAGTCTAACGTATTGTCTGTGCACCCATTGGCGCTCACAATCAGCTCTACGTCATCCATATTGCTGTGTTTGATAATTGAATCAATGCACGGCTTTAAATACTTCTCACAATGGTTATACGTTGGTATAACAATGCTGTATTTCATAACACTCCCAAGGGTTTTTACAAACCTATATTATAGCACTACCCAGCGACTTCCACTTGGTACTGTAACAGTGACGCCAGAACTAACTGTAACTGGGCCAACCGATGATGCTCCGTACCCTGACGGTATGGAATAGGTTACTGACACTGTCAAATTGTTTAATACTAAACCGTTGCTTGCCAACAACTCTGAAGCCTGCAGCTCGCCAGTTGATGGTTTAAATAAATGCTTAGCGTTACTGGTATAAATTGTACTAGCAGTACCACTGGTTGCTGTTACCGCAACAGGATAAATGTAGCTTGCTGTAGCAACGTCGTTACTGATCGAGATGCTAGATGCAGAGCTGCCAGAGTAGCCAGAAATACCAGAGAAGCCACTGTAGCCAGAGATACCAGATCCGCTGTAACCAGAAATGCCAGAACCGCTGTAACCGCTGATACCAGAGTATCCACTGATACCGGAGAATCCACTGTATCCACTAATACCGGAGTATCCACTATAGCCGCTAATACCGCTGTAACCACTGATACCGGAGTATCCACTATAGCCGCTAATACCGCTGTAACCGCTGATACCACTGTAGCCACTGATACCGGAGTATCCACTGTAACCACTGATACCGGAGAAACCGCCGATACCACTGTAGCCACTGATACCAGAAAAACCACTGTAGCCGCTTATACCACTTCCGGAGTAGCCTGAAATACCAGAATAGCCAGAGAGGCCGCTATAACCACTATAACCACTATAACCGCTTATACCGCTTCCAGAGTAACCTGAGAATCCGCTATAGCCCGATATACCGCTACTACCTGTTGCTCCAGAGATGCCTGAGAAACCACTGTATCCGGAGATACCGCTATAGCCCGATGTGCCGTTATTACCACTGTATCCGCTATAACCTGATGTGCCAGAATAGCCAGATGTTCCAATACCGCTGTAACCAGAAAAGCCACTATATCCTGAGATACCGCTGCTACCAGTTGCGCCAGAAATGCCTGAGAAGCCACTGTATCCAGAAATGCCACTGTAACCGCTTATACCGCTGTAACCAGAGATGCCAGAAAAACCGCTATAACCCGATACGCCAGACCCGCTGTAGCCAGAAATGCCTGAGAAGCCACTGTAACCAGAAATGCCAGAAAAACCGCTATAACCCGATACGCCAGATCCACTGTAACCAGAAATGCCTGAGAAGCCACTGTAGCCACTAGTACCGCTGTAACCGGATATTCCAGAGATTCCTGAACCACCGTTTAGTCCAGAGTAGCCGGAAAAACCGCTGTAACCAGATATACCAGAATATCCAGAAAAACCAGAAATGCCGTTTGCAACCGCAAAAATAATTTGCTGATTGTTAGCAAATCCGGTTGTGCCAGTTCCAGAAGATGAGACTAGTGAAACCGGAATTGTCCAATAGCTAGATAGGTTTGTTGGTGTTCCAGTAATTGCCCAAGTTTGTTGGTTTGCGCTATTGGTTTGATCTTGTATAACAACTTCTTCAGTTTTTTGAAGTAAAGCCAAAAATACACTGATATCTACGCCATTAGCAGCAAGTTTGCTAACGTTTAATTGCGTTGCGCTAGTTTGGGTTGCGTTATTCCACAGTATGTAATCTGTGCCAGGATCTCCACTGGTTGCTGTGGTATTGGCTTTGTAATAGTAGTAATTACTTGATATACCGCTTGCACCAGAAAAACCGCTATAACCAGAAACACCAGATCCGCTATAGCCAGAAATACCGCTGTAACCGCTGATACCGGAAAAGCCGCTATAACCTGAAATACCGGAAAAGCCACTGTAACCGCTAATACCGGAAAAGCCACTGTAGCCTGATATACCAGATACGCCACTGTAACCAGAAATGCCAGAAAAACCGCTGTAGCCTGATATACCAGATACGCCACTGTAACCGCTGATACCGGATACGCCACTGTAACCGCTGATACCGGATACGCCACTGTATCCTGAGATACCAGACCAACCACTATAGCCACTGTATCCTGAGATACCAGATCCGGAATAGCCAGATATGCCTGAGAAGCCAGAGAGGCCAGAAACACCGCTATAACCGCTTATGCCGCTATAGCCAGAAAAACCAGAAACTCCGCTGTAACCAGAGGTGCCAGAAATACCTGACCAGCCGCTGTAACCAGAATAGCCTGATATGCCGGATCCGGAATAGCCTGATATACCTGAGAAACCAGAAAGACCAGAAACACCGCTATAACCAGAATAACCCGATATACCACTGTATCCAGAAATGCCAGAAAAACCTGACGTGCCACTATAACCAGAAATGCCTGAACCACTGTAACCACTTTTACCGCTATAACCGCTAAAACCACTAAAACCACTAAAACCAGATTGGCCAGAAAATCCAGAAAAACCTGAATATCCCGAAGTACCTTTTACATTACCAGCGTTAACTGTTGAGCCATTGGTATTGACAAGAATTAAATCGCCATTGCTGTCAATATATGCACTGGTAAAACCTGGTATTGGGCCAGTTACAGATGTTGTTCCATCACTGTAATAAAAAATTAAATCATATGTTACCGGATCTAACACCACGTTGGTAATAAATTTACCGGGCGTAACAGCGTTAGCAATCAGTGCGATGGCTACTTGTTTTGTAACACCATGTTGTACTAGTACTGTTACCTCATCGCCATTAACAGTATTGGCAACGGGTAACTGTGTTATCGACTGATCGGCCATGTATTATGTATAAGTAAAGCCACCATGTTTGGTAGCTGTTCCGAACGGAGAAATTGCAGCAACGTCAACAATACCCGTTACAGGAAATGATGGGGTTGTTGCAACAATTTGTGTTGAGTTCACTAGCGAGAATGTAGCAATAGCTCCGCCAAATTTAATGGTTGTTACATCAGTAAAGTTAGCACCTACCAATGTAACCAATGTGCCACCAGATTTTGTGCCTGTAGGTGGTGTCACAGTATAAATATACGGGAACAATACTTGCGTGTTTGGTGCCACATTACTTGCTGTATTTAAATCGCCTTGAGTGTTTCCACTAAATGGAGAGACACCTTCAATAAATACAGAATTACCCGCTTGGAAACCATTTTCAGTCATAATTTGATTGCCACCAATTGGGCCGGTAGCAATAGATACATCTGGACGCGGGAAACGTAATGCGATGTTTTCAGTTTGACGAGCTGGCAAACGCCATGGGTCAAAATTGTCTAAATCTTCTTGACAAACTCGCATGCCGGGGAAGTTTGGGTCAGGCATTAAGTCTACATAAGCAAACTTCCTGTTGCAGCGGTCGCAGACCGCCACAGACAGGACAGAATTACCTCGAGTATCGATGTAGACAGACATTTATCTGCCTTAAGCGGATTGACCGTCGTTCTTGATTAAAAAACCACCAGCAAAAATACTTGCATAAAAAGGGCCACCTGTATTTGTTTTTAATTGATATTGAATATCTGTTCCACCGGGATGTGCAATAGGTACTGTATAAGGAATATTAAAAATTTGAACAAAAGGTGATTGACTTAAAATGTTAGTATTTCCGCTGAAATTTACTAAATAGCCGTTTTGATTATCTCCGGTAACAGGCAAATTAAATTTATTATATTCAGCAAAAATCATAAAATTGCTGGATGTAAACCCAATGCTTGCGTTTGCTTGAATGTAGCTCAAATAAAATGTATAACCGTTTGGAACGGTATATAACGACATTTGAGTTTGACCAATACCGGGGTTAATTTGTGCATAAAGATTTGTGCCATTTTTGCATGTAATAGTACCAGCATTAACACCGTTTGTTACAAACAATCCATTAATTCTAAAATAAGAGTTAACAGACGTTACTGGTGTTGTACCATTTAATGTAATATATTCAGACAACAAATTATAATTTGCATCTAATCCTTGGATTTGAACGGTTTGTGTATCTGTGGTAGTAGATACCAAAGTCATTTGAACAGCTGAACTTGGATATGCGTATGTACCACCAGATTGCGTTAAACCTTCCCAACATGGGCCTAATGCGGTGCTTCCAACTTGTGTAGAATAGCCAAAAAGTTCAACGTTTGTGTGTCCGGCAATTTGGTTTCTTCCAACCTGAAGGTCAAATGGTTCGTATGCACCCTGTACTGTAACAGAGGGCATTGCTGCTGGTTGTAGATTTGTTACTAAAGACATAATTAATTTCCTTTAATGTTAAATAGGGGGGATTACTCCCCCTAGGTAATTAATTAGTTGTTTGTGTAACCAGAACCGTAAGCAGTGATTGTGCCATCAACGTTACGTGGTGTGTAACGAACGCTCAATGTGCCAACTGCACCTGCATCAGCTGTAAAGCTAACAGTTACGTCATTAACGCCAACGTTTGCCAATAAACCAACAACTGAAGAAGATGAACCAAAAGTGATGTTGTTGATACCAGCTGCATCAGATAATGTGCCAACAGTAGTGCCAGCAACAGTTACGTTTGGAGTAGCTGGGGTGTTAGCTGCAGTAGTAAAATAACCTTTAATGTCAGAAATAATTGAACCAGCTGGGATTGTTACAGTGGTTGCTGTGCCGCCAACAATTGCTTTTTGAACTGTACACTCAGCTGCGCCAGTGTTGTCTGGAGCGATTACGCCGTTGTTTGTTGGGTTGTTACGCTTGAAAATGCGAATGGGGGTTGTAAATGTAGATGACATGTTTGATTCCTTATCTTAGTGGGTGTCCCAAGCTGTCTCTAAGTCGTCACTACCGGGAAGGGTCGGCGGTCAGAATGGGATTATCTTCCTATAACTACTAATGCAAATATAAGGGAAAAGTCGCCCTAAACAGCGTACTTATTGGACTTTTTGACGTTTTCTTCGCCAGGGATGACACGCAGATTGGAGAAAGTGTGCAGACCGGAAACATTTTTGCCTTGAAGTGGAATAATGTGGTCTACGTGGTGGGGAATGCCAGTTGCTTGGGAAAGCATAGCGGCAAGTTGATATTTTGCTACGATGAGGTGGGCATCAGGATCCCATTTTGGGGTGCGTTGTAGTTGCATGGCACGACGTTTACCCTCTAAAGCGGCTTTAACAGGTTTGTTGTTTAAATCCCATTTTCTGTTAATTGCGTTATGTCGTTCACGATTCTCTTCACGCCAATTTGCTTTAGATTTTGAAACTTTTTCTGGATTAGCTAATGCCCAAGCTTTAGCCCGTTCTTTAGCTAATTCTTTATTACGCAAGTACCATTCTCTTGCTAATCGTTTTTGGTTTTCTTTTGATGTGGCCATAATAGTATTATACATGAAAAAGCCCACCTTGTGAGTGGGCTTTTTACATTTACTACTTTTGGTTAAAACCGATTACAGACCTGCTGTACCATACACATTACGTGCATCGTGCCACCCAGTCGCGTAGCGCTCAGTTGCCTTGTAGCGCATGCTATCTGTTTCGAAGTCGCCCTCCATCGATTTCTCCATTGGACGACGCATAACGAGCATGAGACCATTCTCAGCATCAGTCTGAACCCACCAAGCTTTGCTAGAGGACAAACGTGTAACCACGTGTGTGCCTTTAGGCAACATGCCTGTTGATTTGATTGGGTTCAAATCGTTGTCAGCTGTACCAGAACGGAGAACTGACTTCAGAATTACTTCTGATTGGAACTCGAGTGCTGGTGGAACAACTAACTGCTCTGCCTTCAAACGGATACGCTTACCGTTGTTGTCAACAGCAGAACGAATTTGAATCAACATCTGTTCAACAGAAGTTTGGCTCAAAGAAGCAGCTGTAGATAACTGGTTAGAGTAAGAAGCGCCGTTAGCGATTGGGTGAGCTGTAGAGATCAAAGTAACACCATCGCCACCAGTGTAGCCGCTTGTGAACGCAAAGTTCAACAAGTTAGCACACAATGTTTCCTTAGTTTCAATCATAGACTGAGCTAAGTGCTTAGCGAAAGTGCTGCCGATACGGATGTGATCGCCGTCTTCCATCAAAACTTTAGTCAAGGCATATGCCAAGCCATAGATTTGGTAGATGAATCGGGTGATGTACAATGTACCGCCTTGATCGTAGCTAACTGGAGTGCCGTCAGGCATCGCAGGAGCTGCGTTCATACCATAAAGCATTACTTCTTCATGGTAGTTACGTGGAATACCTTGGATCTGTTCTACAAATCCTTTCCACTCGTCGTCGCGTTGTTCATAAACGCCATCAAAGACTTCGTTGATAATCGGCTCGACTACCGCACGAAAGTCCGTACTGCGCATTGGGGTTGCCATTTGCTAGTTCCTTTCGTTGTTAATTAAACCGAGATCGACGGAGCGACCAATTGGCTGTTAGCGATTTGTACTTGAACGATTGTGTATGCATCGCCCCAAGCGTTGGTTTGACCAGCTGGGAATGCAGTTTCACGTCCGAGTCCAACAACTTTAACTTGACCTTGAGCGCCTAGAGATACTGAAGTAGCAGCTAGAGCTGTTTGGCTAAAGCCAGCACCACCGTTACCGATAGAGTAACCTACGGTTGGGTTGTTAGTGGCATCAAAGTTGTACTCTTGTCCGATTGCTGAAGGCAATACGGAACCGTTTACTTGAGCTTCATAAACGATTGCTGGATCTGTGAAGAGCCAGAATACGATTTGTGTAGAAGCATCAAGAGTTGTTTTAGCAGCCCACTTAGCTACAGAACGACGACCTTGTGAGTCGGTGAACTCTACACCGTCGAACACGCCGAAGAAACGGCTTGTTGCGGCAGCAGTAGCTGCGGGAACTAATTGACCAGAACTGTTGATTTCAACAGGCTGGTATTGGTAAAAAGCCTGACCTGTGGTCAAACCGTAAGGAGCGCTATATGTGTTGTCAGTAGCAGCTTGGAAGCTGTTTGTGCCAACAAAAGGGGTCGCACGGTCTAAACCACTTGGGTGAAACGCAGGCTTCAGACCAAAGGGTTGATATGTCGTAGACATTAAAATTTCCTTTGTTTTTGAAGAATGTTATGAGAAACGAATGTTTTTATTATTCGCCTTTGTGGTTTCCTTTTCCATTTCTAAAAGACCACCCTCCAAGTGGCTACGGCCGCCCTTATTACCTTCAGCTGCACCACGGACATTTGCTGTAATGTTTCGTTGGTGCTCGAGGGGATCCTCGAGGTGGAGCATGCGCATAACTTCTTGATAGATGTCCTCTGGTAACTTAAAGAGAACCAATTCGTTACAACTAACACAGCCTTCAAACTTGCCTGAATTCATTTTGCCTAGTCCTTCAAAGCCTTTACCTAATTCCGAAGCTTTAACTGGCTCATAACCCAACGCCATACGTTTGTCGATACTGTCGTAAGTATTGGTTGTTGACAACCAACACAAGTGCATCCCGGGAATGATCCCCGCGGGAAGATCGGGCAACGCACTATTTGCCCACTTGTCTCTAAACGCATCAAGGCGTTCACGACGTGCAATATCATCGGGATCTGCAGTAATTGCGCGATCCATAACTTCTTGTGCTCGGTCCGCTAAGCGGTCATCTAAGTCACGTTTAATTCTTGTATTTGCCATTTTGTTTATTCCCTATTTTGGCGGTCATACGATGCGTATGCCCGGATCATTTTGTTTCGTCTTTCTACATCATCCCAAGCACCAGCGTCTTTAATTGCCTGAACACGATCACGTGATAACGTGATGGTTCCAGGTTTTGCTGATGCTGTGTTTGCTACTCGGCTAGAAGCTGTTGGGCCTGCCATACGAGATTTTTTACCTTCGCCTTTTCCTGCATAGCGATGGGGCAAACGGGCCTGTAAACGATTATCTAACTCTTCCCAATACTCGGAATCACTAGGATCCCAACCATCGGCGGCAAGTTCTTGATCTATTACTTTGGCAATTTTACTATCGGTATCTCGAGCCTGTGGATCATACCAATCATTTTTCTTTAGCCACTTAGCTGCTTTTTTCTGTACATCTTCCGCTACCGGATTTGGTACATTTTGCTTAGGGGCCTTAGCTTGCTCAAGTTGTTGTTTCTTGTGATACTGAGCTTGTTGCAGACGTTGCTTAGCTTCTGTCAATTGCTCCAAATAATCAACTTGAGCCGCGGCATCACCATTTTGTGCAGCTTGTAGCATCTTCATTTTGGCATACTCAACGCGAGTAGCTTCATCTTCGATAGACTTATCAAGCTGTGCAAATTGGTAAGAAGATGCTGTATTTTCTACAGCAGCCAAACGTCTGGCTAATTCTTCATTACGCTTCTCAAGTGCACTAATCTTGTGTTTGGCTGACGCTTCACGTTGCTTAGCTAATTCTTTTTTTAGCTTTCGCTCTTCTCTGCGCGCCTCGCGAATTTTATCGCGATCTTCATCGGTTTCTGCATCATCAAGTTCTTGATCTGCAGCTTCCGATTCTGCTTTTACTTCTTCTTCTTCCGCTTCTATTTCTTCTGGAAGTTCAACTTTGGCAATTAATGTGCCGTCTTCCAGTTCCTTTACGGGAACATCTTTTTCTTTATCTGCCATACTTTTCTTTCAAAAGTTAATCTACAAACGCTTTCATTTTCTGCGCATATTCAAAATTCTTAATGCGAGAAATAATTTCACGTGCCTGAAGTGTAATAAACACCACTGGGGCGCCACCATCTTCTGGGTTAACAACAAAACGGTCACCGCCGTACTTGATAGTACGTACTAGATCGCCTTCTTTACACCAAGGACCTTCCGGCCAAGGGGTTAAATCAGCATCTAAGTTACGGTATGCCAAAGGACCAACTTGGATCACTTTTGCAACTGTTTCATTGAATCGTAACGTTTGTTTGGTCTCATCAACTAAGATGATTCCACCCTTGCTGGTTGTTTTTTCGCGTCTTAGTTGTACTAAAACTCGGTCACCAGCTACCTCAACACCAGTGTCCAATACCGGAAAACATTCTTCTTCCGATCTTGTATCTGGTTCGTCTTTTTGGTTTACATCAAACACTGTTCAGTGCTCCTATGACCTCTACAGGTCTTCTTCGTCTTCCGTCAAAATTTCGTTGACGATGTCCAGGGTCAGTTTTAACCCTTCTATTTTGCCGATTAAATACTGGTAATCTTCAAATGTATGAACATTCGTCCCAGCGGTGACGGCTTCCGCCAGTTTTGCTTTTTCATCACGCGTACGCGTAATAACTTCAGAGATAAAGTCCTTCATAATTTAACTAATGCAAAAGAATGAAGGAATCCGCCCTAATTAATAGAAATTTCCACCTTTTAATTCGTTCAAGTTCTTACCTGGACCGATTGGCTTGGCATTTTTTAATTTACCTTGTGCTGCGCCAGTTTTCCAGTTGTTGTCACGATGTGAGCCAGAAGCTCCTTGTTCAACTTTCTGATCTGGGCCGCCGGCATAGCCTGGGGTACCAGTCATCTTGTAGGCTTTCTTAAAGCCGAGTTCTTTTTCCATTATTGTGCTCCTGTTGGGGGTGTTTGGGGTTGTTGTTGTTGGGCTGCTTGTTGTTGCTGTATTAAAGTTTGTTGATGCTCTTGGTTAGATAATTGAGCTTGTTGTTGAGCATCAATTTGTGCTTTTGCTTGATCAGCTTGTTGCTGAAACATTTGTTGCTCAACACTAATACCATGTTGGCGAATATCCGCTTGAGCTTGGTGTGATGCTTCCATTGCTGTCATGTTTTGCTCGTGCGCAAGTGCCATTTGGTCAGCAGTTAGTCCAACGTGCGCTTGTAAATTAGCAATACGTTCACGAGATGCGTTATTAATGTCTGCCATAGCAATTTGAGTTGCAGTGCGATTGGCATCAATAGTAGTTTGAGTTTCGTATTTGGCTTTAAGTTCAGCAACCATACGCTGCAAATCAGCAACACGGAAGTCGTACTCTTGCTTGTCTTTTTGCATATCCAGTTGCATCTTGGCTTGTGCTTCAGCAGCTTTACGTTGTGTTTCTGCCTGTTGTGTTTGCAAAATAACAGAAGCAGTTGGATCAGACATAGCAGCTTGTTGCATTTGAGCTTGATGTGCTTGCTGTACTTTTTGAGCCAATTGACTAATTTGTTGTACGTACTGCGCCATATTTTGCTGAGAATCTTGAGAAACCATTTGTGAAGCCAATACCAAAGCTTGTTGCGCTTCAATGTTAAGCGGTTTTTCTTGATGCAGTTCTAGCGTATCGCGACCGCCAGCAGCCTGAGCCACATAAGAACGCATGGATTGCAAATAGTGCAATGTCAAGTGCTGTTTGATGTGTTCCAGTGCATGCGGGGCAAACGCTGGTCCAATAACCGGATTGCCGCCGTATGCCGGATCGTTAGCATACGCTAAGTGGATCTTAATGTGAGCAATATGGTCTTGGTCAGGATACGCAGCAGCTGCGTGACCCATAGTCATTGACACGTTCTCAAGTGCTGGATTGGATTCGTTTGCACCTAATGGGTTTGGTAATACTTCTTCCAAGTTGGGTACTTTTAATTGCTCTAACACACGACGGTATACCGCACGCATGTCAAATAAACCAGGTTGAATCTGGTTGCCCTGAGTAGCCATCTGTAAAAGGGCTTGATTCTGTGCAAGACGTTGTGTCTCAGAAAAAATGTTTGGATCAGATACTGGGCGAATGTCGTTGTTTGATGCAAAGTCACGAACTTCAATCTCTTCACCAGACTGGTTGTCCATCTCTGGCAAATACCAGTGATTTAAACGAGAGATAATAGCCAAAGACTTGGCTTGTGAGCGATGCATACGAGCATGAATGCTCGAGAATACTTTAGCGCCTTGTTCGATCAACGCCTGAGCGGTACCAACAGGCATGTTGTTGTTTGCTTCACCAATCTTCTCTTCAGAAGTAGTAACAACACCTTTAGCAGCATCAGTTAACCAACCAAGCAACTCCATAAGGACTGCGGATGGTGGGTTGAACGGCATTGGCATGGCGATCTTACGCACATCATCAACACCAGGAGAGCCTTCAATTTCAACTACTTGAGTGGGTTCAATTCGGTCGCTTTGGCCACCAATTCGTCCACCTTTGAGTTTAAGCATTGTCTGACTGTTGTTGATATGAGCAGCATCAAGCAGAGAACGTAAAGTGCCAGTAAGAGCAGCAGACAAACCGCCAATAAGATGGGGGAGGCCAATAGCATAAGCACCGCGCCAAGGAATGAATTTGTACTCAACGTACCAATCCAGTTTTGTGAGTTTTTCATCGCCTGATTCCCAGTTACGATACAACGCTAAAACTTCACTGGTTGTTTCGTCAATTGTTAAAATGTATGGTGCACGACGGCCTTCGGTTTCAGGATCATCGTCTAAACGAATGAAGCAAGTAATCTCATAGATGCGGCGCAATCCATCAATATTTTTAGATGGCTCAGACTTGCCTTCGATTTTGTCGTTAGCTTGTTGTGAACGTGTTTGTTCTGTGAGTGGCGCATCAGAGCTATATGCGCTATCAATGTCGCGGTAAACACCGGCTTCAACACGTTGTAAGAAAGTGTCTTCAGTAATGTCTTGAACTTCAGTTACACGAGGAGAAGTGTAGAAGTTTGTTGATGCGTATGGTAGCAAGATATTATCGATTGCAACCCATTCGCAAGTTGGGCGTGCTTGCTCTGCGTCAAAACGCCATTTGAGAAATTGGGAACCGCCGAGAGGAAGCTGAGTCAACAGCTGTTCCATCTCGTCACGGTATTCTGGGATTTGTTCTGTTAACTGCCAGTTAAGGAAGTTAACTTTGCGGTCGGCAGTCTCTTCTTTTAATCGGTCTGCTTCGCCTTTGATATTCGACTTAACAACGCCACTAGGCGGGAGAAGTTCTTTTGAAGCTGAAGCTGCAAAATCAACGCAAGCTTCTGCCATAACTGGGTGCACGACTTTAGAAGCGCCATCAAATGTTGCACCGCCTGGTGCATCTTTGCCAAGTCCAGTGCGACGTAATCCTTCTTCATATTGTTTATCTCTTTGTTTACGTGACTCTTGATCAACATCAATAAAATCTAAATATTCTTGAGCTAAAGCGTTAAGAACATCTTCGTCAAACACTTCGGCCAAGTTCTCATAGAACTCTGGGTTTTTGCGCGGACTTTGTTTTTCTTGAAAGTTAATAACTACTGAACCGTCATCCAATTCAATAACTTCTTGTTCAGCATCTTCTGCATCAAGACCTAACGTATCAGCGTAATACTCTACTTCAGAATCTTTTTCGGCTGCATCTTGGATATCTGATTCTTTGTCCAAACTAGGAAGTGCTGCACCGGCTTGAATAGGTAACTGTGGATTTGCCATGAATTTTGATTAGTTTTGTTGATCCATGATGCCATGGATGTATTGGGCGCGGTCGTTTAATTCTTTACCAGAATTATAGATTGGCCACATGCCTTTATTGATTTCTGTTCTCCAGTAATCACGTGCTGTGTCTGGATCGATAACTTGTTGGTCTACATAACCTGGAACCAAAGCAAATTTGTCTTTATATGGTCCCGCATCCATTTGAACGCCGGTGCTGTAAACTGTAATTGGTCTGCCTTGTTCATCGTGCCCTGTTGTGCCACCGAACATGGTGTTAAAGTGATGATGCGCAATTTTTTGTTCTTGCGGTGTTAGATTAGCCATGATTTCCGCAATACTTCCAAATTTTGGAGGTGTACGGCCATTTACCATCAATTCTGCTTCCATCTGTCTTGTGGTTGGGCCACCTTCGGCAAATTTGGGGAGCATGCCAGATTCCTCAAACAAAAACTGCTTGGGGGTTTTAAGCATGCCGGGAGTATCTGGGTTGATGCCAGCCTCTTCCAAAAGCTTTTGATGGGGAGTTTTAAGCAGATCGATCATAATTGTGTCCTATTTATACTAATGCATAATTATGCTGGTAACCGCCCTATTGGGCGTATGGATTAGAAAATCTTTTACCGGCAATATCGTCAGCATAGTCATAATCACGTGCAGGGAGGAAATCAAGCTGAAGCCACCCAGAATCCCTAAGAACCCGAAGTGCTTGGGAGAGGGAATCCACATAGTCATCGTGACCTTGCATTTCTGGAAACGAGCATACCTGACGGATAAACCGTTTGGCCCAAGAAGCAAACTCGCCTTTTTGTTCAGGATCTTCTGGAATAAACACTTTGCCCTTAGCAACCAGTGGGGCCACAATGTTCAAACGTTGCACTTTGTCAGCGCGCCCAGGATTGTATCCACGGACTGGCACACCAGAACCTTGGAGTTCTTGGATGAGCGAGATACCCGCCGATTTGTCTTCCATCAGTATGAGGTCTGCTTTACGGCCTTTACCAAAATCATTGTCCGCGCCATACACAACCTCTTTAAAGTCCGAAATGACTTTACGACGCAGTTCAGGATAGGCAAGGTGTTCGTCCCATGAGTCTAACAGAATAACCGCAGTGCCAGCGTCTTGTTGTTCAAACACACCCCACACCGTACAAGCAGTTGGGTCGTTCATTGTCTTTTCGCTGGTGGCCGGATCGTATGAAGCAATCACATACTCGAGCGTTGGGGTTGGTCGATTGGCCGGCCACAGACGGAACTGTTTGCGTTTGATAATACCAGCAGACTCTGGATCTAAAATTTCGCCATAAATTTCCTGACGACCAATGTCGGTGCCATCGTACGTCTCTAACTGTTTGAAAAATGTAGCAGACAGGTTATCTTTGTTGTCGTATGAACTGGCATTAACAACATAAACGTCGCCGCCTATCTTACCTTCATTAAGGTCGACGATGAGTTCCCGAGGTTTGGGGGTTGTAGTGATAATCTGTTGCACCCGAGGGATGCGGGGGTCTTTAAGTCGAAGGGTAAACTGAACGCCATCATAAGCGTCGTCGAGGTAATCGAAAGCGCACAGCTCGTCGAACCAGGCTCCATGGTATTGCTTACCTCGATAACGTTCTGGCTCGGAGGCGGGGATGCCTTGGATAATGGATCCGTTAGTGAGGGTGATTTCAAAGAGAGACTTGTTGTAGTCTCGGATGAGGCTACGTGGGATAATATTAAGGAGTCCGGAATCTCCCTCAAAACAAGTCGCTCGTATGTCGTTAGAGGTTGGGGCGGTGACGAGCCAGCGTGTGTTGTCGTACTTCCAAGCGCGAATGCCAATCCAATGGCTAGCAGTGTGCGTTTTGCCAGATCCGCGACCGGCAAGCATAAGAAAGGTGTCGTATTCTCCATCTTCAGGTTCTTTTTGATGAGGTAGCGCCTGAAGCGCCCATTTGACTTGCCATAGAGTAGCTTCAAGTTGTTGTTTTGGCCAGTGTTTGTGCGCTTCGGCAAATTTTTTAAGGGTGAGTTCTTGTTTTGGGGTTAACATACTGCGATAAATCCTTCTCCGACAAGAATTGAATTATTTTCCCCGTCAGTCTCAATGTGAACGCACATACGCGGCGCAACGGGTTTAATCTGCGCAATAAATCTGCGACCATAATGTACTTTCACTGGCGGTGAGACCTGATTGTGTACAAGTGGGATGCGAGATTTAAAAGTAACAGTGTAATCTTTCTTCCATTTATTATACTCGATAATCGTTTTGCTGCCAAGTGACTCTACCAGACCAGCAACTTGTAAGACAGTGCCATAATGTCCATTCGTAAACCGAAACTCATCGTACTTTGGCGAATACTGGCGCGATTTGGCGTGCAATATGCCACGCAGCAACTCAATTCGCTGCTCGACGGACGCAAGCAGATAGTTTTCCGGAATTTTGGTCGGGACATTGGGGATTAACTGGCTGTGAATCGTGGGGCTAACGGAAAACGCGCGATTTTTGGTACGCAGTATCTCGTGATCGCGCACTTTGTAACCATGGTCTTTGAATTGTTCGCGCACAAATTCCTCTTTGTCCATGGGAGCAGCAAGTTTTCCGGTGGATTGCCGGGCAAAAAACCAAAATCCGAATAGGAAAGGCGGGATTGGGAGCGTCTGGTGTGGGAATTGGAGCGGGTGCGCTGTCGGAATGGAGTACAACGACCGGTTAAATCCATTTCGTAGCGGCGTTTCTAGCAGATCATCGGTCGTGTAATACTTTAACGGCCGTCTGAATTTGCGTTTGCCCTTGTAAGCTAAGAGGCGCTCACGATATTTCTTTGTTTCCAATAGGAAACCAAGCTTGCTGTCGCCCGTTACCGATAGGTGGTCGTTCAGAATCACCTCGTAGCAGGTCTCTGAGTAGTATTGCTGCACCAGTTTTACTTTTACCAGCTTGCCAGTGTTGTCAAACAGGTAGTCGCCTTGGATTATTTTGCTAGCGGGTTTCCAATAATCAAGGGTTAGTACTTTTTCGTTTGCTGATATCGCCATAAAAGTTTTCTAAGACCCAACGGTCTAACCAAAGCCCAAGCGGGGCGCGAATTCTATTTTGAATCACGACGGGCAGCTTTTGGATATCCAGATTGGCCGTTGTCACTTTAAGCCGGAACTCAATGTACTTGGCTGTTTCTTTATCCAATATTTCTACTGGCACATCGACAGAATCAAAATTGTACAAGTCACAAACCAAAACCCGAAGACCGGTGAGTCTTCCAGCTGTATTTTCCAATGCGCCTTGGATTTGGTAAACATACTTGTTCATATACCAACTAATGCAAAGAAATCCACGTTTGTGACGTTGTTTTAAAAATAAATGCGGTGAAGACGGGGTTGTCAATGTATTTTCAACTCCATTTGAGAATATTAAATTTATTTTTATTTATTTTTAAAATAAGTTAAATAAACATCGGATACACCGGATACCCCGCAGTGCCTTGATTTCATTGAAGAAAATTTACAAAAATTGTGCGGGGTTGACGGGGAAGACGATGAAGACGGGGAAGACGACGTTTGTTTGTGGATAACTCAGGTTTTAATGTTGTAAAAAAGAGACACTTTTTAGGCAGAATTTTTCAAAAAAAAATTTACAAACTTGCGTTTTGACCGGGTCCCCGGCCCGGGGGGAGGGGGTCTCCTTTTAAGGGGTATCGACTTTAAAACAAACCCCCTCAATGCCTGCCCGAAAGCATGCTTATATACCGCATTGCGAGATTACATTCCGCATTATGAAATGCTAGCGCGCTGCGTTAGTGGGCACTCACTCACTTAGGCTATGCACCACAATGGTGCACTGCGTTGCAGCGCAGCATGATAGTGAGTACTTACTGACGATGCACCAGGTTGGTGCACTACATTGCGGTGCAGCATAGCAGTATGCCAATGCACCAGTATGGTGCACAGGATGGGGGCTAGCATTATGTTAGTGAGCGCATACTAACATAGAGGCAGGGCAGCAGGCCGGCGGTTAGGCAATGCACCAATATGGTGCATGAGCTGGTCGCGGCAATATGGCGGGACGCGTACGCGATGAGGCGGCATTGAGGGTGGGCGGAATACTGTTAGATTGTGCAGCGCGGGATATACCACAAGATCCCACAATCTCCCACTAAGGGTAAACCCTATTAGGGTTTAAAGTTTGAAAACCTAGGGTTTTCCCTAATATACATAGCGTATAGATAGCCGTTATATTGTGTATATGGCAGCAATTAAGCAGCCATTACATAAGAGGATCTAACATTATGAATACTATCAAACTATCGAAGACAAGCAAACTAGACGGCATTATGTCATGGAGCTTGCAAGCATTAGACACTTGTCCAGGCAGCAAGGCCGAAGGCGGCGGCCTAGTGCCAGCATGTCAAGGCTGCTATGCCACAACAGGGAATTATAGATTTAAGAATGTCAAAGCGCCGCGCGAATTCAATCGCGAAGATTGGCAGCGCGCCGAATGGGTTCGCGATATGGTTCAGGCGCTGGATTCGTCCCGTTACTTTCGTTGGCTAGATTCAGGCGATCTATATAGTGTAGATCTCGCTCGCAAGGTTTACGAAGTAATGGCCGCGACACCATGGGTTAAGCATTGGTTACCTACTAGAATGTATAAGTTTGCCAAGTTTGCCGATGTATTGGCGGCAATGGAGGCGCTGCCCAATGTAGTAGTAAGGCGCTCTAGTGATTCAGTAAGCGGCGAGATTGTAAGCGGCGCGCACTCATCAACCATTATAAGCAGCGCGGAGCAGCTGCCAAGCGGCGCGACATTGTGCCGCGCGTATGAGCATGGCGGCACTTGTAACGGCTGCCGCGCATGCTATGACAAGGCCGCGCCAATTATTGCTTATATGGCGCATGGCAAAAGCATGGCCAAGGTAATACGTATCATGGCGGCGGCTTAATCATGGAGGCGCGTTATATTTTTGTGGTCTTTTACCGGCACCATGGCGAAGATTACAGCGCCGTATTTCAGGGCATGCGCAAGGCGAAGGCCTTCGCGCGTGTCACCGGCGGCAGAGTAGAAGCACAATTGTCCAATGTATTTAATAGGGAGGTTTAATCATGCTTAGAATTATGTACTCTTATGTTGTGGATCTATTAGGGTATATCCTAATATCATTTATTTGGTGCGGCGTTATTCTTGCACTATTCGATTGTTTATAAGGGGTTTGATTATGAGAAATTATAGAGTAGTGACTAGGCAATATACTTATTTAGTGGCTAATGTTATGGCTAATAGTAAAGAAGAGGCCGGCAAAATCGCCTTAGAATCTGATGCTTTAGACTGGGATTGGTGCGATTATGGCGATTCAGAAATTGAGTTAGTAGAGGAGGATTAATTATGTACTACTGCAATGAATTTTGGTTTGATACATACGAAGAGGCGCGCGAATACGCCAATTTTCTAACGCGTCACGCCGGCATATATCGCGCTATTTTTACCCGCGCTGAAATGATCGCGCATAATATGGAGGCATTATCATGAGATCAATCCAATCACTAGCCGCGCAAGCCGGTAGAGAAGCCCGCGCCAATGGTTTACCATGCGATCCCAATGGCGGCACGTATCGCACCCGTACAGATGACGAGCAAGCCCAATATGAGAGCGATCAAGCATGGTGGGCTCGTCAATCTATTATTAAGTGTTACGGCTCAATGGATAATTATTGCCGCATTTTGCGCCGCCAGCATGGCGTACACGATCACCCAGTAAAACCACAGGAGCATACAAAATGATTGATTTAAACGATATTGAGATTATTGAAGGCGATACAACGGCCACAACCCAGCAATACTATGAATCCATTCAGAAGGCCATCAACACCGGCTTATGGGGTTTACAGGGCTCTTATGGCCGCACAATGATGGCGGCTATTAACGATGGCTATTGTATGCTAGGCCGCAATGAAGCGCACGACTACTACGGCAACCATATACCAAGCCGCGACCAAGTGCAAGCCGGTACAAAGGGATCATTTGATTATGTCGCGGCAGAGTGCGGCGAAGGATGGGCACAACATATGAGCGAGGTGAAATAATGAATGTAGATAAAATTAAAGCAATGGTATCGGATCTTAATTACCAGTATTCTAATTTAGTAGAAGCCTCGGTACAAGAGGCAATAGATGGGCAACCCGATGCCGAATGCGACACCATGTTTGCAGAGATTCAAACCTTAGTTAAATTGATATACAAAGAATTGGAGGAGGTATGATGGACAAACTAGAGCAAGCCTATACCATGGATTTATTGGCGCGTCTTACTGAATCGATCGAGACATACCTAGACGATGATCGCTGGGATGGCATAGACGCGATGCACAAGGAGATTAAAGAAGCCAATAAGCTAGTACGCAAATACTATAAACGTATGCGTGCACAACAGGCAGCAGAAGAGCAAGACGCGAAGCAGACTGAATGGTTACGAAAGGCCAATGCAGCAATTAGAGAAGGGAGCGTATGATGACTAGATATACCATCACCATGGAGATTACAGTCGCGGACACAGACGCGCCGCCGAGCGACTGGATGCCAGTATCAATTGAGGCATTGATGGAAGACGGCGAGACAATCGACTATTTTGTATGTGAGGAGATTAAATAATGAGATACGAAGTGCAACAAGCTACTATATGCGACGGATGGACAAATACTTGGCATGAGTACGACGATGACAACAACGAAGTACCAATGACCTTCGATACATTCGAGGAGGCTCTATTGGAGCTAGACGAGTACTTGTACGACATTGAGAAAGCATACAACATGGGAGATATTGATTCACCTGAAGACCGCGACAATTTTAGAATTGTAGAGGTGAAATAATGAAGCGAGAATATACTGTAAATTTATTGGTGCGTCGTTCTGATTCAATTGAACCATGCCAAAAATGCAGCCTCCAATACCAATGCGATGCGAATCGCTTAGCATGTACTCAGTTTAGATTTTTTGTAAACACTGGCCGCATGCCAGTCGATAGTGCGCGATATCCAACACGCGAGATTTATATGGATGTATTTCACAATGAACCAGCAATGACAAGGAGAGCAACATCATGAGAGTAGGCACAATTTACTATAACAAAAACACCGATACCACCGAAGTTAGATGGTCAGATAATTTTGTTGTAGACCAATGGATTACTAAAATGGACGTACTAAAAGACGTTCAGGGTATAACATGGATGGCATATGATTATGTACACGACAACCATGACAACAAATACAATGGAGACGGGTATATCCCCGAAACATTACAAGGATAAATGATGACACACACAATGAAGTTTAATAATATCAACGAGATGATAGAGTGGATTGTAGAGAATGAGTTTTACAACCTATTGCCAGTAGACTTAACCATTCATTTAGGAGAATAATATGTTGCACGAGATCACAATGCGTACTATTGAAGATTACTTTCAAAAGCCAACCGATGACATTGACGAGTTAGGTCATATTGACCGAGAGATCAAGCAGCTAGAAAGCAGAGCTCGAGCACTTAAAGCCAGACTGATTGAGCGCGGCGTTGGCGTGTATAAAGGTGTACGATTTACCGCCGAAGTGCAACACTATGCACGCGCAACCATTAGCCCCATTTTGGTTAAAGAGTTTGGCACTACCGACTTTGTCGCGCAGGTAACCCAAGTTAAATCCGTTGATGCTGTTGTAGTTAGAGAAATCGGAGTATAATTAAATGCGATTCGTTGGGTTTATACTTTTAATCATTGGCGCAAATGCCTATGAACACGATTACTACAATGGAATAGAGGGCATAAGATGGGATACACTTGGCATGGTTATTGTAGGATTTTTATTGTTATTCCCGAACTTCATCAGTTTATTCGGGGATAGAAATGTCAAAAGAAAATGATTTATTAAGCGACTACCTAAACTCACTATATGGCATTGAACCATTGACAACCGAGGAGGAACACGAGCTAGCTGCTCGTATCTCCCAAGGTGATGCACTGGCATTAGACAAACTTATTACCCATAACCTTCGGTTTGTGGTGTATGTGGTGCGTAAGATGACAGCATGGGCACATGGCAAAGTGCCAGTAGAGGATATGATCGCGATGGGCAATGAAGCGTTATTCAAGGCGGCGCGGCAATGGACACCAACCAATAACGCGCGCTTTGCCACCTTTGCAAAATCGTTCATTTTGATGGATGTCAGGCGCAATCTTGACAATACCGCCAATTTGATTCGTTTGCCTATCAATATCATGGAACAAATTAAGAAACTCAATTACAATGATAGAGTGTTATTTCAGATGCTTGGGCGCAAACCCAAATCGTCAGAATTAGCAAAGATCATGGGAATATCGGAATCAAAGGTGCACCAGCTACAAGGGTATATCACACGCGAACCGATATCACTTGATAACATTAACCAAGAAAAATACATTGAGGAACTTAACGATGATTAAACTGACCGATGAACAACAAAAAGCCTACGACCGCTTTATAAAGGCTAGAAATCGAGTCGGAATTGTAAGAACGGCCAAGCAATACCCGTATGTACCATTAAAGGAAGTAATACAGACAGTTGACCAGGAGCAGTTAGGCCATCCCTTGTTTGAAATAAATATGGAATGGCTGGAGTATTTAGAGGCATCGCTAGCATGGTGGAAAGTTGAACCATCGTTCAGGCATGACGAGCGTATGCGTATGAGCCGGGGAGATTACGGCGTAGAGGATTCTTGGGAGGATCGATAATGAAATATTTATCAGTATGTAGTGGAGTTGAAGCTGCTACAGTGGCTTGGCATGATTTAGGCTGGCAACCAGTAGCATTTTCGGAGATTGAAAAGTTTCCAAGTGAAGTATTAGCGCATCATTATCCTAATGTGCCTAATGTGGGCGATATGACTAAATATAAGGAGTGGAATTTAAATGACTCAATTAACCTTCTCGTTGGAGGAACACCATGTCAATCCTTCTCCGTCGCAGGACTCAGAAAAGGGCTTGAAGACCCAAGGGGTAACCTCATGCTCACCTATGTTGGAATTCTTGACAAGTTTAGACCCAAGTGGTGCGTTTGGGAAAACGTGCCAGGTGTCCTCAGTTCAAACGGAGGACGGGATTTTGGTTCCTTCCTCGGGGCGTTGGTCGAACTCGGGTATGGGTTCGCATATCGGGTGCTTGACGCTCAAAACTTTGGAGTACCCCAGCGCCGCCGTCGAGTCTTCGTTGTTGGATGTCTTGGAGACTGGATCAGTCCATCAAAGGTTCTTTTTGAGCCCGACTGCTTGCTCGGGGATTCTAAGAAGAGCCGCAGTAAGAAACAAGGTACTCCCGCCTTTACTTCAAGCAGCTTTGGAGGCTACAGTGAGGGCGTCGGAACAGTCAGAGCCAGCGGTGGAGATCTCGGTGGCGGATCAGAAACCCTAATTGCTACACCAGACTTAGAGCACACCATTGATACAACTGGCACGCAAGGTGTTGCGTATGGGTTTACCCAATGCGACGCAGCCCGTGACATTGGTGATGATGTCAGCCCAACATTACGCTCGGGTGGTGATGGTGGTTATCCTAACCACGCTGTTGCATACTCGATTCGTGAAGACGCTAAAGCAAACAACTTCTCTGCCACAGCGTTAGAGGTGACACCAGCGCTCCAGGCGTTACGCCCTTCGGTTCAATCACACCATGCTCAAACTTTCATAGCACAGACCATGGCAGTGCGTCGCCTAACACCAGTGGAGTGTGAACGCTTGCAAGGCTTTCCCGACAACTACACCAACATCCCATGGCGTAAAAAAGACGAGGCACCAGACGGCCCACGCTACAAGGCAATGGGTAACTCCATGGCGGTTCCTGTGATGAAATGGATTGGACAAAGAATAGAGGAGATGGTATGACGATAATACCTACAGACATTTATGACAAAGAGGGCAATATGCTCCGCATTGAATTCCATGACAGCAAGGGTGATTTTGCCTTTCAGGTGTTATGGGATCCAAGAGACGAGCAAACCAGTACTAATTGTGAGGAGTTGCGTAAGTATGCCTACCGGATGGCTGACCAATTAGGCTATGAGGTGAACAAATGACCAAGCAGCAACGCTCAGACCTATTGATCAAATGGCTGCTTGTTTTTGCAGCAGCTTACTTTCTTGGGCATATTGCCCTATATCTCGTGAGGTTATAATGAAGACACTTATCTGTGCAGTTTGGTTATATGCCGTTTCTTTACCGGTTTTTGCTGATGTGGTGGTTATTCAGACTCCAACCGGTCCTCAAACCACTTGCATCGTTTTAAAAGGGTTAATTAGCTGCTCATAATCGACTCTGTCCCCATTTAAATCGTTATAAATCAACGACTTGCGGGGTATCCGATGTTTGTGCGGTGTTTGAAATGAAAAATGCTGAAAAAACCACTTATAAATCAACGACTTGCGGGGTATCCGATGTATCCGATGTATTTTCAAGTCATTCCATATAATATTTATTTTTTATTTTTTATTTTTTAAATAAACATAAATAAACATCGGATACACCGGATACCCCGCAGTGCCTTGTTTTTAAAGGAGATTTTTTGGGAAAATCGTGCGGGGTTGACGGGGAAGACGATGTTCATAAAACTGTCACAATTATTTTTCACAATGTGAAACGAGGATTTGCATTAGTAAGTATAACAAAAGAGAAAAAATGATCAAACCGACACCACTACCAGTCCAGTTCAACAGCATACCGATGGAACTCAAGCGCATCCCGCGTTGGGTACTTTGGAAGTTTGTTGAAATTGGCGATGAAAGCAATAAACGCTGGTCAAAGATCCCCACACAGGCATCCGGCCAACCTGCCAGCTCAACCAATCCGGATACATGGACAGACTTTCTGACTGTCCAGCATGAGTATGAAGCCAACCCAAGCAAATACGCAGGCATCGGATTTGTTTTCTCCGGTGACGACGATATTATTGGTGTCGATCTGGATGACTGCTACGACCACCTCACCGGCGGTTTCATAAATGCTGCATCGCAGCAATTAGCCTCCAAAATCGATGGCTATATGGAGATTAGCCCATCAGGCACAGGCGTCAAAATATTCACACGCGCCAATCTGCCAGCCAGCCACGTTGACCATGCCATCGGTTTGGAGATATACCCCAAATCGCGATTCTTTACAGTCACTGGGCACCACCTTAGCGGCGCTTTACCGAGCGACGTTCAAGACCTGACGACTATCGTGCCACCACGCACGATAACTCGGACAGGGGATGCCTTTGCTGACTATGTGCCACCACTCGAAGACTATGACGTGGCGCGGGTCGAGACTGAGATCCTGGCCAATCTACCCCAAGAGATGTACGGGTATGACGATTGGCTTAAAGTCGGCATGATCATGCATCACCAGTTTGATGGCGACGTTGAAGCGTTAGAAGCATGGGATCGTTGGAGCTCACAAGGACCGGACTACCACACCGATGCATGTGCCAGCAAGTGGCGAACATTCAAAGGCTCTGGTGCGACATTGCGCTCGCTCTTATTTATTGTCAATCAGGCCAAACAGGTCGAGGCGCTCAAACGCGGCGAGATTATCCTTGATCAAAATGTCATGAATCAGGCGCGTGTATTCCTAGACAATACGTACTCCAGTGAAGAAGGCTATCGTCTTGTGCACTATGCTAGTGACTTTTATATGCATGCCAAGACACACTACGAGATTATCGAAGAGGCCACGATTCGCTCTGAGCTGTACAAGCTCTTAGACAAATGTCAAAAGACTGGCAAGCAAGGCGCTCTTTTGCCGTTCAATCCAAACCCAGCGTCTGTCTCTGCAGCCCTTGATGCTACTAAATCCATTGTGCACTTGCCAAACCATGCACATACCAAACCACCGATTTGGTTAGCTGACTATGCTCAGTCCAAACCGGACGCATCTAAATTGATTTCACTGCAAAATGGTTTATTCCATCTTGAAGACTCAATTTTGCTGCCACACTCACTAGGTTTCTTTACTCAGAACTCATTGCCGTTTGAGTACAACCCACAGGCACAGTGTCCGGTGTGGATGCAGTTCTTACAATCTGTATGGCCGGACGATCAAGAGTCGATTGTCTGCCTGCAAGAGATGTTTGGTTATATCATCTCAGGCGATACTCGCCAACAGAAGTTTTTTAATATCATCGGCCCACGCCGTTCAGGCAAGGGAACTATTAACAAAGTGTTAGTCGAGCTATTGGGGCAACACAACACTGTCGCACCTGAATTAGGAGAACTTTGTGATACCTTTGGTCTGCAGCCTTGGCTGGGTAAGCTCCTCGCTTCTTTTACTGATGCAAGAGCACCTGACCGCAATCGATCTGCTGTTGTATCTCAGTTGCTCCGTATTGTGGGCGGCGATACCATTACTGTCAACCGAAAAAACAAAGAGTCTTGGAATGGTTATCTCCCTACTCGCATTGTTATTTACTCTAACGAGGTTATTCAGCTAACGGAAAACTCCAACGCGCTCACCGGCCGTATGATTATGTTTAAGATGACCAAGTCGTTTTGGAGTAAGGAAGACACCGATCTGTCATTCAAGCTGCGTGGTGAATTGTCCGGTATCTTTAACTGGGCAATGGAAGGACTCAAGCGCCGCTTAGCCCGTGGCGGTTACTTCATTCAGCCTCAGTCTGGTAAAGAGCTTTTAGACCTTGCTGCTAAATCAGGCAATCCGTTCTTGGAGTTTATGGAAGACACACTAGTACTAGATCCAATGGCATCGGTTAAGAAGTCTGAGCTGTATGAGTGCTGGAAACACTGGGCGATTAAGAAGGGCATGCCGCCTGGCACCGAGCAGGCGTTCAAGCGTCGCTTTGCAGCGGCAACACAGGAGAGCGGCATTCAGGCACAAGAGACTCGAGTGAACGGAGAGCGTCTAAATCTATTTGCTGGTGCAAAGTTTACTGAAAGGGCGCAACGCCACGTGGATCAGCAGGTAATTTTTGAAGAGGACATTTACTAATGATTAGTTTATTGACTGCATTTTTTATGTATTATTCCGATGCACCATGGTATTGGTGGGCTGTATGGATTGTAATCTTCACAGTCCGCAGTCTGTCTCAACTCATCTCTTTGTATATAAAGATGCAATGAAATCGTTTCAATTTCCACGCATCGTCAAACGCAAACTCTTCACCATCATCTTTGGCGGTGTGGGTAAGCGTCGGTATGTGCAGGACTTTATGTCATACACACCAAGCCCACTGACGCGTGTTGTTGCGCCCCTATCAGTCAAGCGTTTTAAAATGCAGAAGATCCGCCGCGCTCATCAAGGCTGGCGCAACAGAACGTTCGGCACTATTCAGGCAATTAAGATTCGGCTACAATTTGGCAGACGACCTGTAGTGCCACAGTTTAGGAGATAACATGAAGCTATATAATTTAAAACATGGTGACAACTTCAAGATCATTGATCAAGAGATCAAGGTGCCACCAGCCGCACCACAACCAGCCGATGACGTAACGTATCACTACACCCACGTTGACGGTATATACGCACCATGCGAAGGCACAGACGGTGAGCGTTATTATTTTGCCGCATGGACAGAAGTGGAGCTAGTATGAGAGACGGCGGCAAGGGTGACAAGCAACGCCCACTTGGCGTACCAAAGGAGCAGTTTGAGAATAACTGGGACGCTATATTTGGTAACAAGAAAGAAGAGTGGGATCCATACGAGTACCTATGCCCAAACTGTGTATCACCATGGAAGTGCAATGGACCACACATACAGGAAGAAAACGATGAACGCAAATGAACTAGCTGAACTAATTGAGCACTTAGAAAATGCAAAGTATATTGGTGCAAGTAAAGCTGCCACCATGCTACGCCAGCAACAAGCTGAAATAGAGGCGTTGAAAG